AAAGGGTGTAGGGGTACCAAAATCAGGGCTCAATCGTGACCGGTTCCCCACGTCTACGAATTGAGCCCTCGCTCCGTCTATCCTTAGACGCGAGCTGGCCGCCGGAAAGATCCCGTCCCTCCCGCCGAGCTCGCGTCAGTGTTAACCTGTGAATAATGTTTCAAATTCTCTCATGCACATATAGCTCTCAAATAGTATAATATCTCTAACATAGGCATCCCAGAGATATATATACTTTTTTCGGAATCTATCCATATCCATCGGATCATCATTATATTTCTCTGGGCTCCCGGTCTTATGTCTTGAGCAGTAATATTCCGGTCGATCTTTATGGCGATATATACAGAGTCCGGGCGTCTCCACGACTGGGCGATATTCTTCCAGCCGGCGCGGTTTGATATTCGGGAGATCCTGCTGGGCGAAGCGGTTCCGGATCGCCATATCTGAGAATCGGTTCCGACCGCTCATTTGATAGAGCGCAGTCTCCGCCTTAGCCTTGGCAATCGGCGAAGACTGAGGGATATATAGCGCCGTTCGCCGGCCGTAGTCATAATAGCATTCTCGTTCATGGCCGATCATCCACTCGGCGCGCTCAGTCCATCCGAGATCCATGAATACCCTGTTTCCGAGGTCGTCCGCATTTCCGAGACAAAGACAGATCAGCGGAGGCTTGCCTGCGAGCTCGCGGTTTCTGTTGACGGTCTCATAGGCCTGCTGGAGCGCAAAACCCTCTGAGCGGAGCGGTCTCTCATTCCTCTCGGGGACGAACTCGTCATAAATCATGAGCGTCACTCCCTCCAGCGAAAGTCCTCGGAGGTTTCGGAATGTGGACAGCCCGGCCGTGATTCCGAGGAAGTCTCCCTTCGGGACGGTCCTCCCGTCTTTATTTCTCTCCGAGTGGTAGATCCCGGAATTCTTCTTTGTAATCGGATCCATGAGCAGATCCCACCCGAGCTCTTTATTGAGCGCATTCACTGGGGAGAGCTCCTGCCGGGAGATGAGATCGCATTGCTCTTGAGATCGGCGCATATAGATGAACTGCCCGAGTCCAGCATCGGCTCGCTCGACTGCGTATTTTAGAACGCCGAAAGTCTTCCCAGCGCCTCTTGTATCAACCACATATATCCAGCAGATATTTTCCGGATCGTACTCGACGATTCCTTTTATATCGATCCATCCCGCCTCCGTGTAGATCGGTATCTGTTTATAACTCGACATAATTTCCTCCTATATTAAACAGGCCCGGATCGCTCCGGGCCCGAGGCGATGAACGCCCGAACTGTTTATTCGACGTTTACGAGGCGGATTCCCACATATTTCCTGTCCGGATTCTTGGAGGACGGCTCTGTGTAGATGGCAAGGCTCATGGGGAAGGGATCCTGCCCGGTGGATTTGAAGAGCGCGAGGATCCCGGCGAAAGCTTTTTGAACGGTCGGGCTGTTGCTGGCCATTGGAGCGCCCTCGGAGAGCTCCAGCGTGAGGACCTTTTTTTCGTCCTCTTCTTCGCGGAGCACATATCCGGTCACCTCAATAACTTCTCCGATATGGTGCTTGAGAGTCTCAGTCTTAGGGTCCTGAGTGAGCTTATAGAGCTCCATAATGGTCATGTCGCGGCTCTTTTCAAGAATAGTCATTGTTCTTGTTCCTTTCTTTGAGTAGAAGATGGAGTGTATTCAAGAATCCTCCCGCGAAAGAGGAATTCTTCGGGTGTCATGGTGACGATGATGTGACGGTCTGAGAGAATGGACGTCTTATATATCATCTCACCGGGGCGGAGGCTTGTCTTCTCCCGGGCAGCCTTGATCGGATCGCCCTTGTCTATGAGCTCGACGGTCTTGATCCTAACCTCGTCGTTATTAGCATTTATGATCCTGAGCTCCACCACTGATTGACGGAATCTCCGGGAGACGAGTCCTTTCGTATTAGGTCTCTTTTCGTCCATAGTTCCTCCATTGCTTATTATAGCACAATTATAGGCCGTTGTCAATATGTTCCCCGCTCTGGGCGCGGCGGAATATATCGATCAGGTCGTTTTCCGCGAGATCCCTGAGGATCTCCGCGTATGTTTTTCCGAGTGAGACGGAATATGTTGAGTCCACCAGCACAGCGCCTGTCCCGACGTAGAGCATTCGACCGTCGAGCTCAAGCTCTCCGAGCGGCTCATCCTGATAGATAACATCAACTCCGCCAGCCTCCCGAAATACAAACCCGGGTTCCAGAGCGGCCAGCCCGCCGGCGCGCTCGAGCTCTTTTCCGCCGTCGTCCTTTACAACTCCGGAGATCGTGATATGGAGCTCTCCGTTTTTGTCGCGGTATGCGTACTTCTTCGCGCCGAGGGTCTTGAATTCGAGGTACGGGCCCTTTTTGGTGTCCTCCTCAACGATCCCCATATAATGCGTAATTCCGGCCGGATCCGTTGCGCAAGCCTTATTCTTGACCGATGCCTCCATATGGCGCCGGTTATAATCGGAGAAATCAACGTTGCCCCAGAAGTAGACCGAGTCGGTATCACAATAGATGAACTGCCTGCCGCAGATCCATATAAGCTCACGGAGCTCCAGCCGGGCCAGAGATGTTGTCCTTTACCAGACACCCCATTGATACGGCATTACCGGCTTTGCTTGATCCAGCAGGACCGGGAGGTATTGCTCAAGCGAACCGGGATAAAATTCTCCGTCAATAGTGGCGCCCTCGATATAATCACCCCCTCTCTCCTTTGTATATTGAATCGTCAGACGGACCGGATCCTGACTTGAGCATCCGAAAATCCCGTTCAGCTTATTCTTGGACTTATCATAGTAGATCTCCTGCCCGGGAACGTTCTTTAGCTCTGTCTTCTTAACATAATAGTTTATAATAACGTCTTTCATTTCTTGGGGGAGAGGCCCATATCGGGCGTATTGCCATTGTATGACGTCTATTTTCGAGAAATCATAGTCATGCAGGATGATGAAAAGATCCTTGTCTGTGATCGTTGTCTCCAGATATTCAGCGCTCAGGATCCTGCCGTTATCATACGCCGCCCGGAATACGTTCCTGCATTTATCATCCGAGAGATACGGATCCGGATTAAACGGATCGCAGAGCTTTAGATCGTGGAATGCTATTCGGGCGATGATGGCCCGATCCTTTTTAATCTTCGCGGTCAACGCCTTTTCCGAGTGTGCCTCCTCTGGAGGCGGATTGAAGAACTCACTAACGGGAAATCTGCAATTACACTGGACATCCGGATAACTGGAGCTTCGGTCAACGCTCCGTATCGGCCCGGGAAGTATCTTTCCCGCGTAAAAACGCGATGCATGAGTATCTCCGCCGCGAAATGCTTCTCGTAACATAAGGTATGTATCCAGCGGTGGTATGAGTTTCTGTATCCAGTCTTTACGGGGCTCAAGCGCTTTTTTAATGTCTCTTCTAAACGTAGCCCGTCGAGGTCAGAGGGATAGAGTAGAGATCATCGTGATCCACCTCCATTTCTTTCTGGATTGCCTCAACGAGCCCTATAACATCATTAGCCGCGTATTCGATTTCCCGCGGGGTGAGCTCTGTCCATGGATATCTGACCTTGGAATAATCGAACTCCTCACCGGAGAGCTTTTGGTGTTTGACTTGCATTTTCTTAGTGAAAGCATCAAGCCCCATGTTTGAATGGATGTAAGAGCACCGGAATTCGATTTTATTCTCAAAACAGAGGAACTTACATACTTTCCTCGGCTTGAGGCAGAATACGGATTCATCATCCACATAAGGACCGAGTACCTTCATGTCATGCAGGAAGGACCACTCAAAGCTGAGATTATGATCGTAAACAACGATACGTTCATCAGCGCCCAGAACATCGGCTATCAACTCCAGCAATACCACGAACTCGTCCCAGTATCGGCCTATGATCGTGATTCCGGGCCCGACTTGGAATTGCCATATGTACATAAAGGAGAAGTAGTCCTCCCGGCGGACTCCCTCGGAGATCCGGAAGGATCCCCGGGAGATCTTCGTCGTTTCGATATCGAACGCGCAGACGATGTCTTTATAATGATGAGTCTGAGGTTTCTTCGCCCGGGCCCCGGGCCGCCCCTTCCGTTTCTGGAGCGGGATCCCCTTAAGCATCTCCGGATCGAATTCCTCCGGGCGGATAATCATTTCCTTTTTCCTCTCTCAGGTTTGCTAGGTGCCAGAGCGCGCGCATCCGCACGGGCCTCTTTTATGGTTCGAGCTTGCTCAGGCTCCATTCCCAGCATTTTCCGGATCTCGTTTGCTGAGTAGGCCCGCTTTCGGTCCTGATTAAGAGATCCGCTCCGGACGAGCTTCTCGATCTTATCTAAGTTATCCCGAAAGAATTGGAATTCCTTCATGATAGCCGCTTCGGAGATATTGCCCTTATCCATTAGAGAAAACATACGCGGGCGGATCTGGCGGGCGGTGTCTCTGGCCTCGGATCCCTTGGCGCGCTTCGGATACGGGATATACGCCTCTCGAAAGATCTGGGTCTTATTCATGAACTGAGTAAACTCGGAGAAATTCTTCGCAGTAATTCCCTTGATGCCGGAAGCCTTTAGGGACTCGATCGTAAGCGCCCTCTGGCGCCGAAGTCCGGTGAGGGATCCGGTCTTCGCCTCGAGGAGGGACTCCACGCGGGACAAAGCCGAGGGGAGATCCGCGGCCGGGATCTCTGAGGGAGAGACGTCCAGCCACGCGCGATTATTAGTAACAATCGGAGAGTCCCCGAAGTCTGAGCTCCGCTCGATCCGGCGGAGTCTATCTCGCGCCGTCCGGCGAAGTCTCTTATACTCTGCGCGGAGCTCTGATTCCGACCGGCGGGAGAGCGTGATGGGATTATAGTCCTCGGGATCGCCGAGGTTATACTTAATCGGTTTGCTCGGCATGATGGACCTCCCCATAAACAGTGTCTAACTTCTGCTTCTTGATGGACCCAACCAGTTCCTTATTATCTCTGGTCAGGCGCACAATAGCATCGGCGGCGTCTAAACATAGCATATCATGGCAATCATCCATTCCGCCGTAGGGGCATGTATAAACATTGCATTGATCCGTCGCGCATAAAAAGAGCGCTCTCACGATATTGTCCTTAGTTTTCATTAGTGGCAATCTCCTTTTCCTCGTCAGTGATCTCGTGCGGATCCTCGTCAATCCAGTCCTCCCGATCCGGGCCGTATGTCTGATACCATCGGAAATAAAATCCTACGGCCGATTCAACGATCGAGGACCGGCTTGCTCTCATGTTCTCGCACATGATATCGAGCTTAGAAAGAGCAAGCTGAGACATCGCGACCGTCGTGCTGAGTTTGCGCTGTTCGAGTGGCAGTTTCTTCATATTATGCCTCCAGCATTACATATTCTTTTCCGGAGTATTCATCATCCGGATCCGCAAAAGTGTACCAGTACAGCACGCCGATATTACCGACGCTCACGGTTCCCATACTGAGCGCGTCCTTCGCTTCTTTGTATGCCTCATAAAAGCTGGCCCAGACGTCGCCCGTGTCGGGATCCTTCCATACGATCATATATTCTGGCATGTTCGCCTCCCCTTTCTGGGCGGTATAATCCGCCCGACTGTATTATAGCACACTCTGTGACGGATTGCAATACATTCTTAATAAATAATGAATAATAAATTTCCTTCTTATTTATAATAGCGGTTTTCAACACCCTGTTGACAATCCTGTTGAAAACTGCTATAATAAAGCATGGAGGGGGAGCCCTGCTCATAGACCAGCCGACGGAATCGGCGAGCGCGCGCTCGGTCGGCGCGTGAAGGGCTCCACTCCATATTTACGACCGAGAGAGGAGGGTATACTATGGACGCAGTTCAGACGGTCCTTACGGCAATCGGCTCCTACGGATTCCCGATTGTAGCTTGTGGCGCCCTCTTCTGGATGATTAACAAAGCAATCAAAGAGCTCACCGCCGCCGTGAATAATAACACGGCCGCTCTTACTATCTTCACCGAAAGGATGAGAACAAATCATGAAGAAAGCTGAAATCGAATTTCTGCACTCCGCCGGCTTTACGCTGGAGGAAATTATGGCCATGTATCCTGTGCAGAATGACGGAAACGGAAAGGCAGCTCCCGCAGGATCCACACCTACTGCCGAGCAGAATGCACAAAAAGCGGAGACCGCTCAGACTCCGGCCGCGTCGGACCCCGCTCAGACTCCGCCCGCACCGGCCTCCTCCCAGACTCTGAATGCGGATCCTCAGACCATGATCCTTGACAAACTTGATAAGCTCATCGCCGCGGTACAGGCCGGAAACAGATCCGGTGCCTCCGTCCAGACTCCGGAGAAAAAGACTCCAGAAGAGATTGCCGGCCAGCTTTATTGAGGAGGATCCCATGAACGAGTATATCATTAACATCACGTATCAGACGGAAGACTTCCCCACGGATCATTCGTTTTCCGTTCGACGGCGCGCGCAGTCCCCCGGCGCGGCTATCACCGCGGTAAGCGCCCTTTTCACTGCACTGTCAAATATGAGATATGCAGTCCCGAATACGGATCCGGTCCAGTATCGGCCGTATATCCGCATCACAGCAATTAATGCTCAGGAACCGGTATAAAGAAAGGAAGAAAAAAATGGCAAATACGCTCTCTATCGATCAGATCGGCGCCCTTATTCAGGCCGTCGCTGAACAGGCAACCGGGCGCTCGGTCATGGCGCCCACGAATACTAAAGACTTTGTCGCCGTCGCCCAGACCGCACTCCTCGCAGGGCGCGAGGCCGTGATGAACGCGATTTCCCAGCTTATCTCCCGGACGATCTACGCCCGCCGGGACGACTATAGCGGCGCGCTGGATATCCTCGTTATGAATGAGCAGGCCTACGGGAATCACGTCCGGAAGATCTCCGCGATTGATACAGACTTCGAAGAGGACCCTCACTATAACCTCGTAGACGGCCAGTCCATTGACCAGTATACGATCCGAAAGCCCAAGGCCATCCAGACGAACTTTTACGGCGGCCAGACGTGGATGAAATCCCTGACGATCTTTTCGGATCAGGTCGATACCGCGATGAGCGGCCCCGATGAGTTCGAGCAGTTCATGGGCCTCATGCTGGGCAACATGGCGGACCAGATCGAGCAGGTCATGGAGGAACTCGCCCGCCTGACAGTGGCTAACTTCATCGCCGGAAAGCACCAGATCGATACACGGAACGAGGTTCATCTCCTGACGGCATACAATGGGGAGACCAACCTCAACCTCGACGCCCAGACCGTCAAACAGCCCGCTAATTATGGCCCCTTCATTCAGTGGGTCTATGGGCAGATTCAGATTTACTCCAACCGTCTGAAAGAGCGCTCCGTCCTCTACCATCAGAACTTTACGAACTTCAATATCCCGCGCCACACAAACGGCGAAAATCAGCGTCTCGTCCTCTACTCCGAGGACATTGCCCAGATCAACGCCAGCGCCCTGCCCGGGATTTTCCATGAGAACGATCTCAAATTCCCGCGGCGTTTCGAGCCCGTATCCTACTTCCAGTCTCCCGAGGCCGGCTCCCGGAATACCATCGAGGTCCTGCCCAGCTATACGGACGCAACCGGCGCCGTTGTTAATGCAGGCTCCGCAATTACTCTGGAGAATGTATTCGGCGTCCTTTATGACCGGGACGCTATGGGATGCACCCGGATCCACCAGAGAACCTACCGGACGCAGTTCAACGCCAAGGGTGAATACAGCAACGTATTCCATCACTTCACGACTCGTTATTGGAACGACTTCACCGAGAATGCAATCACGTTCTTCATGGACTAAGGAGGATCCGTCGTGGCCTTGACTGTCAATTTCTGGACCTTCTCTAAAAAGGAAAACAGCACGGCCATTCCGGCCGGGACTCCGGTCCAGTCCTTTTCCTGTGAGCTCAAATCAGATTCCGGCGTCTTGAGCCCGGTCCTCGAGATCGGGCTCCCGATGTCCACAAATCCGGCAGTATGGAATTATGCGCAGATTCCATCCTATTATAGATATTACCGCGTCACGGACTGGCAATGGAGTGAGGGACTCTGGCTCTGCTCTCTGGAGGTTGATCCGCTGGCAAGCTGGCGGAGTCATATTGGCAATTCGTCTCACTATGTGCTCAGGAGCGCATACGCGCATAATGATAATGCGCTGGACGAGTTTTATCCGGCTCTGGGCTGGCGACCGAATTACTATACTGACTCCGCCTCCTTCGGATTCTCCCAGTCTTTTGCCAGCGGCTATTATGTCGTAGGTATTGCCGCACAGGGTACCGGCTCCGGTCCTGTGACGTATTATATTCTAACGCCGTCGGAGATCTCAGACCTCGTGGACTATATGCTCTCCTCCCCGCTCCAGACAGCGCGCTCATGGACGGATCCCATTACCGGGATGTCAGACCTTCTCTATCGATCGATCTACTCACCCTTCGATTATATTAAATCCTGCAAGTGGTTCCCGATTGGATCCCCCGGACCGTATAACACTACTCTCCGTTTTGGCAACTATGAGGCCACTAATGGGGAGGGAACGCCGCTCGCAGTAGGCACACTGTTAGGCAGGAATGCCGCGGCATGGCCGAGCTATACTGTAACCCTCGATCTTCCCTCCAGTTGGCTGACACTGGAGGCAAAATACCGATCAACTCCCTATGCGCATCTTTACATAGTATTTAACCCCTTCGGCGTGATCGAGCTCAACCCTCTCGATTTTACGGACTCTACACAAATCAAGCTTGAACTCCTGCCAGACTATGTCAGTGGGGACGCCCTACTCAAAATATATAAGCGCGTCGGATCCACGGACTATTTTATCACCGAGCAGACTACTCGCCTTTGTGTGGATATCAATCTCACTGCATCCTCTGCGGATCTTACCGGGGCAATAGGCGCCGCGCTGGGAGCGGCCGGGAGCACTATTGGAGCACTCACAGCGCCAACCGGAGTGGGAGCAGTACTCGGGGCGCTCTCAGCGTCGGCCGGCGTAGCGTCCCTTACGGCATCACTCGTCCCGACGATTTCTTCCTCGACTGGTACAAATTTTGGAGGAGCTCGATCCATGGAAGGGACTGCCACTCTGATATATGTATCAACATATTTTGCCGCGGAGGACAACGCCGATTTCGGGAAACCCCTGCTCGAGACCAAAACACTTAATAGTATCCCCGGATATATTAAATGCTCCGACGGGCATATAGAGATACCGGGGTTCGCTGAGGAAATTCAGCGGATCAATGAGGCCTTAACAGGAGGATTCTACTATGAATAATTCCGCTTATTAAAGGAGGTCAACATGATAAGCAATAACTTGTATGTAATCGCGGCGATATGCGGGAACTTCTGGCAGGAATCACAGGTCAATCCGGGCGCATGGGAAGGCTGGACCGTCGGAAATCCAGGATATGGCCTCGGACAGTGGACTGATAATCCGCCTCAGGTCATGCGCCGGACCGCTCTGTTTAACTGGCTGGATGCGAATAACTACGCCCACGACTCCGGCCCCGGTCAGCTTGCTTTCCTTATCCACGAGGATCTCTGGATCCCGTCTCTCTTCCAGCAGTCCGCATATAACACGATGTCGGAGTTTTTCCAGTCCACCAGCACCGATATGCAGGCCCTCGTGAGGGAGTGGATGTATCACTGGGAGGGAATAGATGATGGCTCGTTCAATACACGCTGGGCGGCCGCTCTGGACTTCCTCAACTTTTACACTGACAACTCCGGGAGCGCATACAGGGAGCCGTGGTATTCCGGGAATTATCAAATCTCATTCAATCAGGCCTGCTGGAATGCTATGCATATTTTTGACTTTTTCCTTGAGACTGAACCGCCCGGACCGGAGCCTCCTGAACCACCGGAGCAACCGACGGATGATGAGCTCACTGCCCTGCTCAACCTCGTCCGCAAAAAGAAAATGAAGGGAGGGATCTTCATTATATGGTGACAGCTTTCGAGTCTCAGGCCGTTCCCGGCCTCCCGGGATGGTACGACTACGCTGAGCCCTACGGGGTAAAAAATCTACAGTCGAGCTCGTTTTTCCCCTCATGCGAGGGAAAAGACAGCCTGACCTATCGCTATTTTGTCCGGACCCTGCTCCAGATGGCGATGGCGCCGGCGGAGCTCAAGGTCCCGGATTACTGGGCGCTCAATTATGTCCTCTATATGCTGTACTGCGTCGGTTTCGGCGCGATCTTCTATACGGACGAATACGGCGTCATATTCAACGGATGCACACTCTCCGGATATGATATCAATTACCAGCCGAAGTACGTTGCGATCTCCAATCCTCTCCTGCCGTCTCAGAAGTATTCCCGGCTGGAGATCGGGAAGGACGCCGCCCTGATTCGGCTCCGGCCGGACTATGGATCGATCATGGATACGGTATGTTATTACGCCGGCCAGCTTGCCACGGCCGCGAGCTCGCTCAATATCAACCTCATCAATGCAAAGCTCGCCTATGTTTTCTGTGCGGACAACAAAACCATCGCGGAGTCATTCAAGAAGCTCTATGATGAGATCGGATCCGGCTCGCCGGCGGCCTTCGCCGATAAGCGCCTCTTCGACGATCAGGGGAATTTGAAGGTTCAGCTTTTCCAGCAAAATCTTAGCTCCGTCTTCATCGGGCTGGATATGCTGGACACCATGCGAGGTTTGATGAACGCCTTCGGGTCCGCCGTCGGGATCCCTAACGCGAACGTAACAAAGAAAGAACGCCTCAACTCCGAGGAGGTCAACGCAAACGCCTTTGAGACGGCCGCGATCCCGCTTGTATCCGAAGAGGTCATCTCCCGGGATATCGAGGAGGCAATCAGGCTTTTCCCCGAGCTCTCCGGCAAGCTCTCATTCAAACTCAGAAAGGAGGCTCAGCCTAATGCCGCTCAGAGCAACAGTGACTCCCCTGTCTCTGTATATGCTGGATAATACTCTATTCGATGGGCTCCAGCTTCCAACCATGCCAACTAATCCGACGGACTATCCGGATCTCTACGTGCAGGGATTTAACCTCGACCGGGACGTTCTCGTCAATAATATACTCATGGAGACCGGGGAGATGGACTGCATCTATCCGGAGCCGGACTTCTGCAAGTGGGCGATCACCCAGTGGAGCAAGAAAGAGCTCCCGGTCTGGCAGGAGCTCTATAATACTCTCTTTTATAAGTATAATCCCCTATGGAATAAGGACGGGTCGATTAAAGAGACCGCTCAGGACCTGACCTCTCGGGATTCCATCGGATCCAGATCCCGGCAGGATACAAACCGAGAGCGCGCTGAGGATCAGCACGACGATACCGACATTGAGAGCAGATCAGAGAACCGTTCCTCCATAGCTGAGGCAAAAATCAGCGATGCTCGGACAACGGATCTCTCCGGCGTCGAGTCCAGATCCGGCGATAATCAGAATAGCAACTCCGGCGAGAATAATAGCCGCGTTGTCGGATCCAATGACTCCGTCTCCACGTCAGACGAGACCGGCGCTGAGCATACCTATACACAGAACGGCGGAATTGTACACACCGACAACGATACCGAAAACAGCGTCTCCGCCTATAATGAGACTACTTACAGGAACAGGGACAAATCCGTGAACGACGTCGACGTTGAGGATAACAGCCATGTCTCCGTAGACGGGTCCGATAATAAATCATCCAGCGCCACTCAGACCGAGACCAAGGACGAGCAAACGATCGGATCAAGCTCTGGAGCAGAGAGATCCCTGACAGACGATAGCACGGTAAGGACCGACTCCTCGAATGAGGCCGGGAGCTCTGAAAGAACCGAGACCAGCGGTGATACTGTCGATCATTCCGGTACGATCAGCAGATTCGGCGGATCCAGCCGCGCCGGCTCCGGGGAGACTGACTCCTCCGAAAGCTCCGTGGACTCCGAGTCTGGGACTCTGGATCACACGCTCACCCGGACCGAGGCTGGAAATATCGGCGTCACAATGACTACTCAGCTCATCGCCGCACAGCGTGAGCTCGTGCAACTCAACTTTTACGACCTGATTACCGAACGATTTAAAGAGCGGTTTTGCCTGCTCGTATATTAAGGAGGTAACATCATGCCTTTTCCTTACGATAAGTATCCGTGGCTCAATTTTCAAGAATTGAACCTCGCCTATTTTATCAAGCATTTCCGGGAGATCTTCCAACAGTGGGATACCCTGCTCAATGAGATGTATGACTGGAAGAATGCTACAGACGAAGAGCTCGCTGAATGGAAGAGCACCGTCGAGACCGGGATCTCTTCATGGGAGACCGGGCTCCAGCAGTCCATGGAGAACTGGAAGGATGAAACCGAGGCGGATATCACTACATGGGAGGCCGCGACTCTCTCTGCGCTGGATGCGTGGAAGACCGCAACGACCGCCGTCTTTGAGCAGATCCGGACCGAGGCGGCCGCCAGCGCTCAGGCCGCGGATGGATCCGCAACAGCCGCTCAGACTGCTCTCGCTGGAGCTCAGGCCGCTCAGAGAGCGGCCGAAACAGCCGCGGCGGGGATCCAGAGCGAGGCCGCCCAGATCCAGCAGAACACGGCGGACATTGATGATTTAAAAGAATCGTTAAACACTTTAGAAAAGCAGGAGTATACCACCGCAGACGGATATTTTACCACAAATGGAGGCATAACTACCGACCCGGATCAACCCACGCTACACACCAATATCATAAAAGTAAATCCTGGTGATGTGGTCGGTGTTGATTTAAGCTACACCAACGCGGAAATTATGTGGTTGGTATCTGCTTACTATGATGCTGACGGAACTTTTCAATCCAGACCTACCATCGTACCTATAAGCCAAACGGGAAGATCGTCTTATGTTGGGAGTATTACAGTGCCTAGTGGCATATACGGTGTAGCATTTGCATACAGAGTTTTCACCGGAACAGTATTTAACATCTATAAATCCTCTTCTGTATGGAAACATTTAGACATTTTGGATGCTGTACCAGACGAACTTGATGCGCTAAAAAACAATTTTGAATCCCTTGCAGACTTGAACGTAAATCTTTTCGATAAAGATTCTGCGGACACCGTGACGGGTGCATTTTTACGAGATGGCTCTCCTGTTTCCGGAGAAAATTACTTTTATTCTAATTATTTCCCTATTTTACCCGGAGAAACTATTATAACTAAATACGGTTCTTCGTTAGGTGCTTCACAACTTACATTATATAACGCTTCAAAAACGTATGTTTATAGAGTTTCGGGCACAAGAAACGGCGATTATGTTATTTATACTGTACCCACGACCGCAACCTATCAGGCGGTAAAATATGGGCGTATAAATAACGAAATAGCAAATATGAATACGCTGATGGTGGTGAAAGGCACTACTTACCCATCATCGTATAAAAAATACGAACTTGTAGTGCTCAATGATATAATCCCTTTAACAGCAAAGCAGACGGAAGAGGTTGAGGCTTTAATCAATACTGCCAGAAGTGAAAGCACGCAAAATATTTTGTATGGAAAAACTGCGGCTTTTGATGGTGATAGTATTTGCGCTGGCGCGTCTGCAGGTGACGGCAGACAGGGCTGGGCTGGTATTATCGGCACGGCAAATAATATGTCGTGGACGAATTATGGAGTAACAGGAGCAACAATTACAGCAGGGACTACTACAAGCGGAGGAAGTAACAGACATTGGGTTTCACGAAATATTGATGCTATTTATTCTCAACACCCGACACTTGATTATTTAATCCTCGAAGGTGGATGCAACGACGCCGACATTCTTTATGATACGGAGTACCCGTTCGGAACGCTCAGTCTTTCAGATTATAATGGAACCTATGATGATACCACATTTACGGGAGCACTTGAATCATTGTTCTATAAAACATTGAATTATTATCCTACTGCTAAAATCGGTTTTATTATTCCGCAGAAGATGGGAACATCCCATGCCGGATACGATGCTGAACATAGCAGATATAGGGCATTTTATGAGCGTGCAATAGAAGTTTGTAAGAAATGGGGTATTCCTTATATTGATTTATGGGATGGTTGCCCTTTAAATCCTCGTATTCCGTCAATGTATTCCAGTCAAATGACAGGACAAGAAAATATTGATGCGGGGCATTGTTATTTGGATGGACAGCACTTGACACCGACAGGATATGATGTAATTACACCATACATTGAGGCATGGATGAGAACTCTTTAATCGTTGATGTATTAAAGAAATCATTAAATAGGAGTTTATACAATGCTCAAACGATTCCGCAAAAAGCACGGGCTATATGACCTTCGAAAAGAAGTTGCCGCTTGGGTTGAAAAGAATCTTGGTGCTGATTTTGTTGAAGAAACACTTGATAAGTATGACAAAATAAATAGCGGCGTTCCAACTGGAGGTTTTCAAGAAACGGTTGTATTCCTTGATATGATCGAAAGAATCAAGGCAGAAATGCTAACTTAAGGAAAACTTTAAGTCACTGACTCCGGCCGGGACCATATCTCGGCATGCGCGAGCTCGGCGGGAGGGACGGGATCTCTCCGGCGGCCGGGCCAGCGTCTAAGGATAGACGGCGCGAGGGCTCAATTCGTAGACGTGGGGAACCGGTCACGATTGAGCCCTGATTTTGGTACCCCTACACCCTTT